CGACGTTCTCCCCGAGATCGGCGAGGATGGAGAGGAGTTCGATCCCGGCGACGACACCGACGAGGGCGAGCCGATGCTCAACGCCAAGCAGGTGTTCTCGAAGATGTCGGACAAGGAGCTCCGCCGTGAGGCGATCCGACGGCGCCGGCGCGGCAAGCCGAAGGGGAACTGCGGCAACGGGTTCGGCGGGTTCACCGACACGAACAACTGCGCGAGCGGCAAGCACGACTACCCGAAGACGCGGAAGTCCCCGTCCAAGTCGAGGAACGCGCGCGAGATCGGCGACGAGGTCATCGCCAAGCACCGGATTCTCGTCGAGGAGGGCTACTCCGACGACCAGGCGTGGGCCATCGCGTACTCGATGTGCGGCGAGAAGACGGAGAACCGGAAACGCCCGCAGCACTCGCAGGACACCCAGGTCCAGAAGGACCGCGCCGGCGAGCTCGTGCGCCGCGGACTTTCCGTCGAGCAGGCGGTGCAGGTCGCCGTGCGCGAGGGGATCCGAAGCGACGACGGCGTCAGCCGCCACGACTCCGCGCTGTTCGAGCGCGAGGAGAAGAAGGGCGAGAAGGAGACCTTCGACGACGAGGGATTCGTCCCGCCGCCGAAGGTGGCCGCGAACGCGCGCAAGGCGCTCGAGGTCCGCGAGTCGAAGCCGGAGAGCCAGCGCGGCATGACCGCCGTCGGTCTCGCGCGCGCGAACGACCTCGCGAGCCGCACGAGGCTGTCCGAGGAGACGGTGCGCCGGATGGTGCGGTACTTCGACCGCCACCAGTCGGACAAGAAGGGACAGACCTGGGACGAGCAGGGCAAGGGCTGGCAGGCGTGGCACGGCTGGGGCGGTGACGCCGGATGGACGTGGGCGCGCCGCATCGTCTCGCGGCTCGACGCCGAGAAGTCGGAGCACTCGAAGGTCGACGGACTCAAGGGTCCGCTCGACGATGCGGAGGACGGCGAATGAACGGCCTGTCCGCAGCCGAGAGAAGCATGAAGGCGACGTGGCTGCGGGGTCTCTCCCGCCGCCGCTGGGCCGACATGGCTGCGGAGGTGGGGAACGTCCTCGCGGAGTCGCATGTGCGCGGAAGGCGCATGTACCTCCGCGAGGGCGCGACCCTCGCCGACATCTCCGCCTACCACGAGAAGGCCCGCCAGCTCGTGTCGCAGGCGCTGACGACCGTCGAGAGCACCTACCAGAACGTCGAGCGCCGGCACGGCGACGACATGACCGCGATCCTCTACCTGCTGTTCTTCGACGAGGACGACGGCAACATGCGGTTCATCCCGCGCGGGATCCCAGCCGCCATCTCCCGCCGAGCCACCCGGTTCGACATCCCGATGGCGTCCGCCCGCAGGGCGCTCGAGATCGTGTCCGAGGACGACGACGCGCGGTCGCTCGTCAGGACCATCCCCCGCAGGTCGGTGATCCGGGCGCAGGACGCCGTCCGCCGCGCGGTCAACCTCGGCATCGCCGAGGCGGGAATGACCGCCGGCCTCGCCTACGGTCGCGGCGAGACCAGCGAGGGCGACGACGGCCTGCGGTTCCCGCTCTGGGAGATCAGGGAGCAGATGGACAGCCGCACCCGCGGCAACCCCACTGGCCTCTATCCCCACGACGGCTTCCACTGGCAGGTCTCGGGGTACATCAACACGATGGCCGAGATCGTCCGCCAGGGCTGCGTGCCTCCGTGCGGCATCAACTGCCGAGCCAGCCTGTTCCCCGTGTCGGATCGCCGAGCACAGACGCTCGGGCTGCTCGACTCATCCGGGAGGGTCGATCATGCCGCCGTGCGGGCCTACAACGGCGAGCGGCAGGGCTTCATCGACAGGGGCCAGTACCCCGATCCTATGTTTCGGTGATGTTTGATGATTCCATAAGCGTCTATGGATGCTTATAGACGTTTTATGGCTGTTTGGTAATTTCGCCATTGATTTTATCAGCACTAGCGTGCGTTATGTGAGCCGATGCAGGGTTCCCACGACATCATCGAGGATGATGACAAGGTCGTCATCAAGCGGCTCGAGCTGTTCTCCGGCTTCGATCCGACCATCGATGATGGCTCGGACGAGGAGATCAAGAAGTTCGATCGCCGCAAGGTGGCCCGCATCGTCGACCGCACGCGGCAGTTCATCAGCCGCAGGCAGCACCCGCGCATCGTGATCCTCCATTCGCAGGAGGACCACAGCGAGCCCAAGGAGGCGGTGGGTGCAGTGCTCGACGTTCAGCTCGAGGAGCGCAACGGCGTCCCCTTCGTGGTGGGCGATGTCGAGATGTCCCGAGACGACTTCGCCGCGTACGTCGCTTCCAACCGGTTCCCGCGCCGCAGCGCGGAGATCTGGCAGGACGACCACATGAGCGAGATCGCCCTGCTTGGAAGGGACACGCCTCGCAGGCCGCTGCCTGACACGCGCTTCAGCAAGCAGGGCGACAAGATCGTGTTCGCAATGGAATGCTCCTCCTGCTTCGAGGCTGCGCCCGGGGTGGGCAACGTGTTCGTACCCGGCGCAGCCGTGAAGAAGAAGGAGTCCAACATGGCAGACGATGCCAAGGCAGAGAAGAAGGACGAGAAGGACGAGATGTCCAAGCTCATCGCCGAGAAGGACGCGGAGATCGCGCGCCTCAAGGAAGAGAACCGCAAGATGTACAACCAGACCCACGTCGACATCGACTCCCACGAGGGAGACGACGACGAGGACGAGGAGGAGGAGAAGGAGGACGACAAGGCGAAGGCCATGAAGTCCAAGCACTCCAAGTCCGGCGACAAGGTCGAGTTCGCCCGCATGAAGGAGAAGTTCGAGCGCCGCATCGTCGCCCTCGAGACCGAGCTGGCGAAGGAGCGGTTCAGCCGCGAGATCGACTCGATGGCATCGGACGGCTTCGCCGTCGACTGCTGCCGCGACGAGATGATCGAGGAGCTCGTCTCCTCGTCCAACCCGTCCAGGAAGCTCGCGTTCTGGCGCGAGAACTTCCGCCGCGACCCCGTCGGCGTGCGCGTGACCGCAACCCCCCGCTCGGGCGCGAAGCCCGATGCGTCGTCGTCCCTTGACCGTGACACCGTCGCCAAGATCGTGGCCGAGGCCGCTGGCGATCCCGAGAAGTTCAAGACCCTCATGGCGCGCGCGAAGAGCGGCGCCTAATCAACAAGGAAGGCTCCAAACATGAGCGCATACTCCGACACTCCCTCGCTCGTCGCGAGCGACGTTACGACCGCCTACCGCTTCGTGAAGGTCTCTGGCCGCAACCAGGGCGTCACCTGCGCGGCGATCACCGACATCGCCATCGGCGTGGCCGATGGCTCCAGCAAGTCGTTCCCCGCCGTGGGCGTGACCAACGTCCACGCCGCCGCTGGCGATCCGATCAACCTCCAGGGCGGCAATGTCGTCCTGGTCGAGGCAGCTGCCGCGATCACCGCCGGCGCGCGCGTTGCCCCGTCCGCCAATGGCCGCGCGCAGGTCGCTGCCGCCACGCAGTTCCCCTTCGGCATCGCTCTCGAGCCCGCCGCTGGCGCCAGCGAGATCATCCGCGTCTACAAGATGCCGATGACCGTCATGGCCTGATCCGTCCGCACACCAACCAACGAGGTAAACACACATGGCAGATGCAAACATCGGTGGCGGACTGAACACGTTCGTTCCCACCTTCTCCGAGGCGACCGGCCTCATCCAGACCGAGTTCACGCGGAACGTCAAGTCGTTCGCGCTGAACCGCTACACCAAGCTCGTCCCCGTCTCGACCGTCAGCGGCTACTACCTCAAGATCAACTCGGACGAGGCCGTCCGCGTGGTCGATGAGAACGACTTCCGCTGGGCGTACGGCGAGGATCGCCCGACCGGCATCAACAACGACTTCGAGTTCGCGCAGTTCGCCACCAAGCGGTTCGAGCGCGGTTTCCACATCCCCTACGAGACCGCCAAGGTCGCGGCGTGGGACATCGTGGCCCAGCACGCCCGTAGCCGAGCGACCCAGCTGATGACGCTCCGCACGCAGCGGGCGCTCAACGTGCTGACCACCGCCGGCAACTGGACTGCCGGAACGAACTACTTCGCCGACTTCGACGCTCTGGCTTATGGAACGAACACCACCACGGACGGCGTCTATCAGGGCGACAGTGCAACCGCGACCGGCGTCCAGAAGCTCTTCCAGACCGCGATCGAGAAGATCATGGTCAACACCGGTGGAGCGGTCCAGCCGAGCGACATCATCTGCGTCATGGGTCCGCAGACGGCCCACAAGCTGTCGCAGACCGCGCAGCTCCGCGAACTGATCAAGTACACGCAGGGCGTCCAGCTGATGCAGGGCCAGGGCAACTACAGCCGCTACGGCCTCAATCCCGGCCTGTTCGGCATCGGCGACATCGTCATCGAGGACGCGGTCAAGGTCACGAACCAGAAGGGCGCGACCCGCTCGGCGAGCTACATCCT